CGCGGCCTGCGCAAGGCGCTGCAGGCGCTGCGTCTCGCGGTCGGTCGCGGCGCCCGCCGCGTCCATCGCGGAGGCGATGCCGCGGAAGGCCGCGGTGCCGCTGACCGCCACCTCGTCGAAGGCGCGCTTGATCTCCGCCTTGCCCTCGACATTGAGGCGGATCGAGACCTGGGTTGTGCTCATTCAGTAGTCTTCCTGGCATGGGCGCGCACGACGATCCGCGGGCGCTGCAACAGCGCTAAAGGCGCTTTTATGCGCCGAGCAGCGAAATTATAATTGTGAAAGCCACGGTCACACTGGGGATACTCATGAGCCGAAGCAAAGCGAGTGGATACAGCTTGACCAACAAGGACGCCTCGATCGTCCTAGGCATGGTGGCTCGCGGAGATCGCGACCATGACATTGCTGCTTGGTTCGGGGTGAACCAAGGGCGCATCGCCGAGGTTAAGGATGGCAAATTTGGATCGATCAGCGCTGCGTCGGCTCACGAACTGCCCCCGAAAGGGCCACCGGGCGTAAAGGGTAAGCGATTGCGTGCCGCCGCCGGTCGAGCGTTGGAAATACTATCGAGCGAAGGCAGTCAGGGTATTGCCAAGGCTGTCGAGGTCTTACAGCAGGGATTAGAACGCTACGACGCCAACGAAGCTTGACGTCCATTACTCAGTTTATTTGAACCGGGATAATCAGTTCGCCGCTCCAAACTGCGGCGACAGGGTGGAATCCAAACGAGACGCGGGGCTCCGCCTGCTTTCTTATTCCAAACAAACCATGCGTAGCCGGTGGCAGTCGTGGCCCTTTGATCGAGGCGTCCCTTCACCATAGGCACACGTTCAACAAATTGTGCAAAAATGGTGGGTGGGGACTTTGCAAAAATGTTCTCGTATCTTCCGACGCTTTCGAGAAACACCGTCCGGGCAAGAATGGCGACGCCGACGCGGGCGACACTCAAGGCTCGCAGGACAAAATCCTCCGCCAGGCGAAACGGAGGATTGGTGATTACCCAATCAACCGCGTTAGTTTCGTACGGATATGTCAGGAAGTCTCTGATCTTGCCATAGTTGTAATCAAAGGCATCGTACGACTGCACCTCGCGAAAATACTCTTTGAGCACTCTCGCCATGTGACCGGCCCCACAAGCTGGCTCAAGACAAGTCAACTGGTCGAATTCGCGCGTCCATGGCGTAAGGACATGCTCGAAGAGCGCACGCGTCGCCCATGGTGGTGTCGGAAAATCATCTGGACTGTCAGCGGGCTCACTCCGCTGTGACATCACCGCATGCGAGGTGTTCTGCATGGTGCCCTCCCATGACGGACATCAGGGGTCAGTCATGGTCTAAGATTGGTTAATGGCGTTTACATTGATTTGGCTGAAGATGTCCACGAGGTGAAGGCCGCAGCCTGAAGAAGGAGGCGGTTTGGCCATACGCTCCGTCGAGCCCGCTGACGAGGGGACTTCAACTATCGTCGCCCCCGCCGAAGTGCCATTCGGCGAGGGCGATCAGGCGTTTTTTTCGTCGGCCTGCAAGAGGACCGGCGCGACATAGAGCCGGTCGATCACATCGAACACAGGCCAGCATTCCAGCGCCGCGTCGATCGCCTCGGGGACCGGTTCAAGCGGATTGCCGTCCTGATCGCCGATGCCTTCCCACGCGACGATGCCGGAGCGCGCCAGCGCGCGCGTGAAGGCGAAGCCAGCCCGCGTCTCGGCGTCCTCGCCGCCCTTGCGCAGCACCTCGGCGGCGGCGGCGCGCGCGGCGAGGATCGCCGCGACCGTGGCCGGCCGGAACTGAATGCGCACTCCGGGCAGAACGTCGAGCCAGAACGGCTCACGGTCCATCGAAAGCTTGAGCATCGCAGCCTCAGTAGGTCGCAACATCGTTGACGAGCACGGCGGTCATGGTCTTGTTGAGCGCCGGGTCCTTGGCCGCCTGGAAGGCGAAGGTCGCCTGAATGCCGCCCGGGCCGCTCACGGGGAGCTTCGGGCGCGGCAGATAGACCTCGTGCAGCGTGAAGAGGAGCGAGCGGTCGGCGTCGATCTGCCAGCCGAACGAGAGCTCGCAGGCCGTGCCGTTGACCGCCTGATCGAGCAACGTAGTGTCGGCAAAGCGCACCACGACGTTGCCGTTCGCCGCGACCATGGCCGGCTCCGCATCCTCGATGCGGCCGTCGGGGCGGATCACTTCCACCTTGTCGAGATTGTTGGAATAGGAGAGCTCCGCCGAGACGACGTTGCCGAGCGCAATCCCGTTGCGCTTGATCGCGCCGATGCCTTGCGCAAAGCGCTCGATCGCGGCTTCCGTCGGCGTGCCGGCGCCGGACGATGCGGAGCGCGTCTCGCCCTGCGCGATCAGGCCCAAGGTGGCGTTGAGCAGCCCCGAGCGCTGCATCTGGATGGTCAGCGAGTTCGCCCGCACGCCGAAGTTCATGCCGTAGCTCGGCACGTCGGGCAGCCCGATCTCGATCGCCATCGAGGGGAGCGAGAGCGCGCCCGAGACGAAGGTGTGGGTGTAGGGCCCCGTCCCCGTCGTGGTGGGCGCGCCGAGCAGGAGCTTGAGCCAGTAGCCAAAATTGCGCAGATCGACCGGGACGACCACGTCGCCCTCGTTGTTGGCCACGTCCTTGCTCGGCGGCAGCGGTTCGCGGCCGAAGAAACCGACCCACAAGATCAATCGCCCGATCGGTTGCGCCAACAAGCAGCGCGCCCGCATCCGATGTCACCAAGCCACCGTCAAATGCCGCTTCCACAGCGCGCCCTTCGACCATTCCAAAATCAAACGATTCCGCGCTACACTCTGTCCGCATCGGGGTGCTCCTTGAGCCAGAGAAAAGTCGTTGCGACACAACAACTTTCGCTGATTCGGCGCCCCGATGCGCCATTCAAGCGTGAGATATCCGGGCTAGCCGGCCTGGACATCGTTTATCGCCGCGGCGACGGCCTTCTCGGTGTCGTCAAAGGCGGGCTTGAGAACGGCGCGGAGTTCGTCCGCCCTAAAGCTGAACCGCATGGGCCGTCACGAGGCGATATAACCCGTCCCAACCCGCCGGCCTTCGTTCTGCGGGGGAGAGCGGTGGAAAGTCGCGCGGGTCAAGAATGTCTAATTCCCGGAGAGTCCAGTTCCACTTGCCAAAGTTGCAGAGCGCGCAGCTGATGACGAGATTGGAAAGGTCGGTCCTCCCTCCGTGGCAGTGAGGAACGATATGATCTGCCTGAATCCACATGCATTGGAGCGCCGCATGCTGAAGCTCCAGCTTGTAGGGGTGCCACGGCACAGCGGCTTCATATGGCCTCTTGCCTTTCGCTGCCCCCTTTTTGGCCGGAAAGGCGAGCCACTTCCTGATGGCATCGTGAATCACCGGAATCCCACAGTAACGGCAGTGATAGCCATCTCTTTCGATCAACTGACGCCACTGGTCGGGTGAGGGCTTCGCGAGCGGGTCCCGCTGGTCTTTGGGGACTTCGGTGGTATCCCCGGCTGGGTGCTTGTAGCGGCGGTTGAGGTGTACTGAGTTCCACTCCGGGTTCGTCCAGTTCCAAACGTCTGGATTATTCGCCTCTCGTAGCAAACGTTCGGCCTCATCCATCTGCCCCGCCAAATGCGCATCGGCAAAGAGAGCCAGCAGTTCAGCGGCTTGAAAGATTTGCGGGATCGGCTGTTTGATGGAGCGTCGCGTTGTCATGCACGTCGGCCACCCGCGGATAAGGCCACACCTGCATAGTCAATTACAACAACACGTTGCCGTTGGCAACTTTGCCCTCGATCATCGTACCGAATCAGCAAACCGACGCCCTTGCGCCGCAACTTGTCGCCTCCGGGTAACAGAGCAACCGGCAGTCTGGGCACGAAGAGACGTTCCGCAGGTGCAGACGAGCCCGAGGGCTGTCTCGCGTCGGCGAACCGATAATCTCGAAGACGGCGCCACCGACCTCGACTGTATCACCCGCCGCAGGCGAGGCGACCGCATATCGACGAGCATGGTGGGCAGAACGGCGCGGCTGTCGCCGAAGCCTGCCACCCGATCCGGCGACGCACGGACAACGCGGACAATGACACCATTGCCCGCGCCGCCCGCGCGCCAAAGCGCGTCTTCTGCGACATTGCCGTCGCGGAAGATCGCGTCGATCGCGAAGGCAAATGCGCTCATTCCGCTTAGTTGCTGGTGTGTATGCGGACCGCCAGGCGCGGCCGCTTGTTGACGGGCAGGATGGAAGCCTCGGTCTTGACGTCGATCGCGCTGCCGTCCGGCCGAGCAAGCTGCCTGGCATACATCGGCAAGCCACCGTATTGGCGGTCTCGATCAGATGCGTCGGCGCGCCGTAGGTGACGAACGTCTCGCTCGTGCCAAGCGGGAACGCGATGCCCTCATTGGCCGGGATCAGGGTCTCGGTCGCCCCGGTCGAAAGCGTGACCGTGGCGTTGTATTCCTCGAACACGATGCCGGCGAACGGGAAGCGCCGCCGGGTGTCTTCGCGCAAGGGCTGGGCGCCGGTGGCCGAGAAGTACTTGTAGGCCTCCTCGACCTTGGAATGGCCGATCAGCTTGTCGAAGAAGCCGGG